CCTTTAGTCAAGCCTGGATACCACCAGGCAGCGAGGTCTAAGAGACTCGACCGTGTAAACGGTCGCCACTTCGGGATCCAAAAGGATCCTTCGTCGGTGTATGTAACACCGGCGAATTGCGCGAGTCGCACCGAAGAGAAGCTTTTCGCTTCGCTTGTCTCCACCTTCCACTCCGCCAGCACCTTGCGGTACTTTTGGTGAAGAAGATCGTCAAAGATGATAACATCGTCACCTAAGACGTAGAAGTCCTCTTCCCATTTATACCCATTGAGGGCATAGAGAAGGACCCCATGAGCTAAAGTAAACGTTGGAAAACTTGGGCCTAAGCCCAGAGGTTGACCAGCGAGGAAACATACCGAAGAACCATCCGGTAGTTCCCAAGAACCTTGCTCAACTATCGCTCTGAAAAGGCTTAGAGCAGCACGTGCTTCCGAACCCCGCAAAAGGTTCGTTAGCACAGCGACTTGCCAATCCCAAGGAAAGGCGTCGGTCGCTTTGGACAAGTCCACTGAGTGGACAGTCTGATGCTTCTCTAGGGCAGAGAGTATCCTCTTATCTGCCTTCCGTTGCTGCGTAGTGCAGTCCCAAGGGACCTTTGCTAAGAAGCTCAAAAGAGCATCTTTCAGAGGCTCGAGAGCCTGCTGATACACCAAATGTGGTGCTGCAAAGTAACGGGTTTTCAAGCCTGGTTCATGGGTCATGTGGATATCACCTACAATGTTTTCCCATTGCATGGTGGCCCCAGGACCCACCCAAGATCCAGATGCTTCACAGAGTAATCTGAAAGCGTGTGGCTCCAGCAGAGGCCTGTTGGCCTCTACCATTTGGAGATCTGTCGGAACTCGCAAAACATGTGACTTCTTACCTGGAAGTTGCCATGTAAGCGGATTCGGTTTCTTCTTGTACTTCAGAGACCGATGCCACCCGAGTTTTTGCAAAGCCTTGTATGCCCAGTTACGGGCAGGACGATGCGCTTTGTGAGACCTATTGGGTAAGGTAACACGAGGCCGACAAATTGAGGTTTCGATTTCCTCAATGATATCTTGGTTCCATTCAGTGCGTGTGGCACCGGTATATATGTTAACAATGTTCAAGACTGCGCGGAAGTGCGCTTTCCCTTGCATTGCTATGACCCATAGGTCACCAAATATACCAGCTAGCCGCCCCGAAGGTGTGGTGCGAAACCACTCAGGTTTATGGGATATCTTCCTCCCACCTTCTGCATAGCTATTCAGAAGGCAATCCTTAAAGGATTTTAGCCTGCTAACAGTCCATTCCGTACCGGAAGAAGACTGCCAGGACAGTACAGTCCTGGTGAAACTAGATTTAAGTTTCTTAGGGAGTGGTATCGTGTCAATCCGTCTTTCCATCTCAGCGGGAGGTATCCAGGTAAAACCTGGTTCAGGACTCATTTTCATGATGTACTGACTCCTATCCGTTGGTTGAAAGTAGGACACACGACAGTGCGTAGGATTCCTACGGCTTAATGATTTAGCCTAAGGCTCCGCCAAATGCACTTGAGTTTATTAAACTCTTCGCACACAATCACACAGGCTGGTCCGGTTGAGTTGTACCCAGTTGTGCCTCTAGTCCAAGTTATCCGGAAACTCGGAGAAAAGAC